ATATTAAACATGGCTGGTTTTGATGTTAGTGCAGAATCAATACTTGCAAGGGGAAGAGGTGTGATACCAAACAATAATATGGAACTTCTATTCAATGCTCCTGCACTCAGAGAATTCCAATTCAACTGGAAGATGAGTCCAAGAAGTGAGGATGAAGCAGTGGTAGTAAACAAAATAATTAAATTCTTCAAAGCAGGAATGGCAGTAAAGAAACAAAGTAATACAGGTTCTGGTACTGGTGCTTCTTACTTCTTAGGTACACCAAACATCTTTGATGTTCAGTTTATCACTACAGGTAATGAACAAATAGATGGTATCATGAGAATCAAAGAATGTGCATGTACTGCATGTGCAGTGAACTATACTCCTGAAGGTAATTGGGCTGCTTATGAAGAAGGTCAACCAGTTTCTGTCATCATGACTCTCAAGTTCTCAGAACTCGAACCTATATACGATATCGACTATCTTGAAAATAAACCTGCACAATATCGTAAAGATAATGGAATTGATGATCTACCAGAAAACGCAATAGGATACTAAGATGAGTTACTTTAGAGAACTACCAAATTTATCATACGTATCCAGATTTCCTGGAGCATCTCAAAGTGAAGAAAGAATAGAAGTAAAGAACCTATTCAAAAGAGCAAAGTTAAGAAGTGATATCGATTCTGCTATCACTGCATTCACTTACTATAAAATATCTGAAGGAGAAAGACCAGACACTCTTGCTCAAAAAATATACAATGACTCTGAATTGGATTGGGTGATATTAGTTACAAATAACATTACTAATATAAGAGATCAATGGCCACTACATGGAATATCATTTACAAACTACTTACTATCAAAGTATGGTCGTTCTGATATGACAGAGGAACAAAAATATGCAGAACTAACTAAAGTTAAACACTATGAGACAACTGAAGTTAAGGATGAATATGATAGAATTCTTTTAGAGCAAGGTGCAATTGTAGATAAAGATTTTGAATTTACGTTTACAAAAGAAGTAGCAAGAAACACAACAGTCAGTGAAGTAATACTTACTTTACCATTCGGAGTATCACTTAACGCAGGTGATGCAATAACACAACCAACATTTTCTGGTGGTGGTTATACATTCTCTGGAGGATCTGGTACTGTTAAAGCATCTTTCACAAATAAAGCAGAAGTGCGTCTCAATAAAGTTGTTGGAAACTTTATCAGTACACCAAGTGGAATTGCAGCTGGCAATCCATTACTATTAAATGGAGTTGCACTCACAAACTCTGGAGTTTCTTGTAACCCTACTGGAGTCTTTACACAATACAAAAGTAATACTACACCAACAACAGTCAATCCTGTAAAAGGTTTGAGTTATTATGATTACGAAACGAGAATGAATGAAAAGAAAAGAAGAATTAAAGTTCTAAAACCAGGATACTTATCTACATTCATATCAGATATGAGATCAATCATGAAATATAGTAGATCAAGTCAATATATCAATCAAAAACTTAAGGAAACATATAATCCAAATACCGTAGGGGTATAAAAAAAGACCCCTGTGAAGGGGTCTTGTGTAATTAAGAATTAACTAACTTCGAGAAGTAACTGAGAGAATCATCTTCCTCTTCGGAAGTTGATGCAACAGGATCGGGTACCACTGGTACAGGACTTGGTGCTGCTGATTCAAATGATCCACGATCATTATCCTCACTACTCAACTCTTCTTCAACAACAGGTCTCTTGACTGGTTGATTTAAACCGAGAACATACTTCAGACGCTTATCAAGATCTTCATAAGACTTGAACTTATCTGCTGCAGTGAACTCATTAAGATCATACTGCTTGTTGTAGATCTCTTCTAGTTTTGCATCATCATCAAGAAGAGGACTTGCCTTATCGAATTCAGACTTATCATAGTTCTGATAACCTTCGACTCTACGGATCTTCAACTTGAAGTTTGCACCACCCCAGAAATCAAATGGGTTGATAGCAGTCTCATCTGCGAACTCAGGCTTCATTGCTTCCTGAACCTTATCAAAGATCTTCTTACCATACTTGTATAAGAATACCTTACCTTCGTTCTCAGGATTTGATGGATCAGCAATGACATATATGTTGCTGTAATATGATAACCTACGCTTTTGCTTCCTTGCTATTTCTTTGTTAGCATCAGAACCAGAGTTCCACAATTGTGAATTGTGCTCAGAGACAGGATCCTTCTGTCCCAATGTGGTTAGAGAGTTTTCAATAAACCAACCACCAGGCCCTTGGAATGCATGTGTATAAACTCTTGCCCAAGGAAGTTCATTGCCTTCTGGTTCTGGAAGGAAACGAATGATTGCATAACCATTACCAGATTTGTCAACGGATGGTTTCCAAATACGTTCATCAACGTTGCTACCCTTGTCGTTGAGTTTCTCAACTTGTTTGATTAATTTTTCAGTAAGGGAACCTGATCTAGACTTTTTCTTTAAATTTGCGAATGACATGTGGATGTTTGAAGATTAATTGAAAGGGGGGTGGGAGGTTGGATTAATGTGTACCAACAAGTAAGGGGCATTGCTACATTAGTAGATTTTTACCTCACTGTCCGAGACCCGACTGGTAAGTCGATTCACGTTTTCAACGTGCAGCACCACCTGTGTCTCGTCACCTTAACTAGCCTTATGCCAGCAAGTTTGATTCAGTCACTCCCGTGTTGAAACCGTCGTCTCAACAAATATATTATATACCATTATTATTTATCTGTCAACCTTGCATAAATAAAGAAAAAAGTACTTGATAAATGACTGATAGAATTCCCTTAATCGTAAATCCGAGTGCGAATCAGATACAAGAACTGCCTAGTGGAGATGCACTTAGTGTATCTGGTGATCTCAATATAACTGGTGTTTCAACTTTTGCTGGAAATATAAATGCAAATGGAAATATTGTAGGTGATAGTTCAACAAATATAACTGGTATTGCTGGTGTTACTGCTACAACCTTTACTGGTTCTGGTGCTAATTTAACTAATTTGCCAGTAGGTGGATCTGATACTGAGATACTGTATAATATAAGTGGTATATCTAGTGGATCTAATTTAAGGTATGATCCTACCAAACTAGATGGTGGTTTGAACTTTGCAAATACTGCTGGTACAGCAGGTGCTTCCATAAGGTGTTATCATAGTAGTATTGCTAGTGGTGATAATTCGTTAATCTTCTATACTGGTGGTGGACTGTTAGGCACCATCAATCTAAGGATATTTAATAATAGTGTTACTGTACCTGGTGCTCTTACCAAGGGCAGTGGATCGTTTAGAATAACTCACCCATTACCTGCATTAAAAGATACAAAAGATTTATTACACTCATTCATTGAAGGCCCACAATGTGATAACATTTACCGTGGTAAGATTGATTTGGTAGGTGGCACTGCTACAGTTAATCTTGATACTAAATCTGATATGACTGCTGGAACCTTTGTGGTATTGAATAGAGATGTACAATGTTTCACAACAAATGAAACAGGATGGACTAATGTTAAGGGGTCTGTCTCTGGTAATATATTAACTATAACAGCACAAGACAATAGTTGTACTGATACTATTTCTTGGATGGTTGTTGGCGAAAGACAAGATGATACTATTAAATCAAGTAATCTTACTGATGCTAATGGTAAGTTAATTATGGAACCTAATCAAATTCCAGCACCACCATCACCATAAGACATATTAGTTTTCTATAGTAGATTCTAGATCCTTTATAGTACTATCTAATTTTTTAAAGAACGCATCCATACAATCTATTTCATCGTCTACACCAAACATCTTAGCAGCATCCATTAATCTTTCTTTCATCTCTATTGCTTCTTCATCATCCGATAGGGATATACGGAAGAAGAATAATTTTTGCTTCTCTAAAAATTGTTTTAATATATCTAAGTGCTGTCTTTTCTGATCATCATTCATCATGGGAAGATAAGGACTCTCCACAACAAGTTGCTGTTGCAATTTAGTTAATTCCGCAATGGAATCTTGAACCATATCAGATTTGAAAAAGCCGCTCATTAGTGATACCTCTCTTTTACACGTTGAACTAAGTAGTTTTTATATTGAAATACATCAATATTTAGAAATGGACTATACTTCCTGATTTTTAAACTGACGGTTTCCCACACTGGATCAAGAAGTTGTTTGTCATAATTTTTGACGTATGAAAATATTTTATCATAGATTACCATTTCTTCAATAGAGAGTTTACCGCCAAGGTATTCTCTTAATATAGGTGGGTGTCCTTTCTTACATTCAAAGAACTCATCATAGTCATAACTATCCATCATCTCTTCAGAGTTACTTTTAAAAGTCTCGAAGAGATTCTCTTTATGTTCTATCCATTGGTTATATACTTTCTCTCCACCATCAATTATAGGGCCAATCCACACATCATTACAGTCAGATGCCTGACTAAAATTTGCAAGGAAGAACTTTTTAATTTCATCGTCACTCTTCTTACGTGACATTCTCTCAAAGAAGTAACGATCCTTTCTTTTATTAAATGCACCTTCGGATGCTCGTGATCTTCCACCATACTTGAAGTAGTCATACTTCTCTTTGGTAAAATGATTCTTGAATGCTAAGTAATTTTTATAAACCTCAAGAGGATTCATAAAGGTAACTTGGCACGAGATGTCCTCTTCATAAAGTTGAGTTGTTGTGCATCATACTTTAATTTTTCTTTTAGTGGTTTAGACATTAATTTAGAGACTGCTTCGATCTCTATTTTATTCTCTTCACAGTATGCCAAGATAGCATCGATGTGATTAAAATTATTAGATTTAACTATTTTTTCGATTTCTTCTGCAAACTTAATTGGGCAGAGGAATTTCTTTTTCATTAAATCGTCAACATTAGTCTCCGTCATAATTTCCTGTTTTATAGTTGACAAACTTTCCAATGTATTTGGTAAGAAGTTTAATATAGTAGTCCTTGTTCCTCTTTTCATAGATGACACATTCTCCATTTTCAGTTACCATAATAGTGATCAATTTTTTGACTGGGATACCAGTCATTTCAAAATACATGCAAGCATATGCAGTCTCCTGCACAAAATAATTTTCAATCCATTTTTCAGGTTTGACTTTAGCTGAAGTCTTGAAGTCAATGACTGCAAGTTCTCCATCAAATTCTGCTATACAATCTACTCGACCAGCAAGACCAAGGTAGTCGCTATATAGTGACTTCTCTAAAGCGTGTATGTTATCTATGCGGTCAAGATTCTTTTTGGAGGAAAGAAAAAGAAACTTTGTAGATGGAAGCATTTCACATCCATCAATAGTTCCGTTCTTAATATAGTATTCTACCACATCATGATACT